CTTTCATCTACTAATCCCCCAGCTTGAGTAAATTCAGGATAAGTCCGGCGAAACATGACAGCCCGGTAATCAGGATTGTCAATATATTCTTGACGAACAAAATCAGTTAATAAGGCTCTGGTCTTTCCTGCTCCTGCGGCTCCACCGAATATAATTACATCAGCGTCAATTTTTCCAAATAAAGCTTGTTTTCCCTCTTGTAATTGAGGAAAAACAATTTCTTCTTTGGTGTTAACAAGTCGATATTTTTCGGTCGCTGTTTTTATCTTTGAGAGATTTTTTAATGATAATTTACTCGCTTTCATCGTCATCGCTTATCCTAGTGGGAATCATTACATCATCATCAAATTCTGCACTATCACGAATAATCGAGGTCAGTCCGTCGTCGAGTTTCTCTATGCCAGAATGTCCTATAAGTTTTCCGTCAGGGTCAATAACAGCTAATCCGTGCTTTTGAACAATATTAATTGCGTACTCGATGGTGTCAAAACCTAAAACTTTTTCAAAGGTATCAGTCAACGTTTTAGCCATAGTCACTGCGTCTCTATGATTCCAATTTCCGTTAGGTTCAATTGTTATGGCAATCGGCCGGCCCGATTCATCTACAGAATCTATCCGACGGCGAGAAATCGGATAATTAGTCATCTGTTCAATCTTTTCGAGGTTTTTTAGAGTAATCTTTAGAGTCTTCTCTCGGATTTCTCGTAAAATGCTATCAGTGTAAGCTTGCTGCTCTTGAATCTTTAAAAGCCAATAGGCTTTCGCCCGCTCTTCCCATCGATAGTTTTTATGCGCTAACTGCCAGTCATCGGGGACAGTTTTAGCTCGTTTAAATTTAGTCTTCTCTATCTGTTCCCCAGAAGCTTCCCCGCAGTTACCGTAGGCTCGATTTAAAGTGCGATAGCCTGAAGGAATAGGAAGGTAAAAAATCTGAAATCTTTCAAACCAATCAGGGGTTTCTAGTTCTTGCTGTTCCCAGATAGGATATTTGGTAAACTCGATTACCTCTTCATGAATAGAGTATGTACGCTTTCTGCCTCGATTAGTGACAACCATTGGTTATTATAGTAGTAGAGTTACTTAATCTTACATCAATCATGACAGATAAATTAGAAATTGAGTATCGACGGCTTTGCGACCTAAAACAACTAAAGGGTAATTCCAAAAAACACGCCACTGAAAACACAATAGCTTCAATATTGGAGTTGGGATTTAAAGATCCAATTGGCTACGATCCAAGCTTAAACGGCGGAAAAGGGGGGATTACTGAGGGTCATGATCGGTGTGCCGCACTATTAGCAATTAAAAAGCGCAAAATAGATCGACCTAGAGGTATAGATATTGACAACGATGGGGAGTGGATGGTTCCTGTTTTAGTAGGAGTTTACGCTAAAAATGAGGCTCAAGCTATAAAATACTCGATTATTCACAACCATTCTACGATTCACGGGGCAGGGCTTGACCTTGCTACGGAATTAAAGCTTTTTGATACTGACTTACTAATTAGCCAGGCTGAATACCTTGATGAAGAAGGGGAGAATTTAGGAGTAATCGGCGATTTAAATTCAATCCTAGAAGCTTTAAATACTTCAGATAATTTAGATAATTCTGATAATTTTGAATCAAATATAACAGATAATTTTTCGGGAAAAAACAAAGAAATTGACATCGAGGGTATGGATGGGCAAATGATAATTAAATTAAGTTATACAGAAAATGAATACTGGCAAGTAAAAGAACAATTAAGTAAAATAGCATTGACACCCGAACAAGCGGTATGGAAGCTTTTAGGTAATGACTAAACATAAATTTGCATATAAGTGGAATTTGTCAGATGGATACCCAGCACCTGGAATTGAAAAACATGGGTTAAAAGTATTTGGTACTTTTATCTGTGGCGGTGGTTCGACTATGGGTTACAAGTTAGCAGGTTTTGACCATTTAGGAGGTGTTGAAATAGACTCGCAGGTAGCTGATGTATATAAAGTTAACCACAATCCTAAATATTTATTTATTGAAGATATAAGAGATTTTGCTGATCGTACAATCTTTCCTAATGAACTTTATAACCTAGATATTTTAGACGGCTCACCTCCCTGCTCTTCATTTAGCATAGCAGGAAATAGAGAAAAAGACTGGGGGAAAGAAAAAGTATTTAGGGAAGGTCAGGCTAAACAGCGGCTTGATGACCTTTTCTTTGATTACATACGATTAGCAAAAAAACTACAGCCAAAGGTCGTTATCGCTGAAAATGTTAAAGGAATTATTCAAGGTAATGCCAAAGCGTATGTAAAGCGAATAAAAGATGAATTTGAAAAAGCAGGATATAAAGTACAGTTATTTCTTTTGAACGCCGCAAGCATGGGAGTGCCTTAAAAACGTGAGCGAGTGTTCTTTATTTGTCAAAGGAATGATTTAAACTTTAAAAATCTAGAGTTAAATTTTAATGAAGAGCCAATTTTGTTTGGTGAATTTGGAACAAATGAAATTGGAGAAGCAATTAAACATAATTATATAAAAAAACTTTTAAAAAACCCTATAACATCAACAGGTGTGTTACAAACACATAAAAAAAGTTTAAATGGCAAAATCGGCAGCATTGGATTTACTTTTGTTTGCTTAGAAAATCAAACGCCTTTAACAGTAATAGCAAGCAACAAGAAGCTAATACACAGTAACTTAAATAATTATATATCAAATAAAGCAACTTGCCTAATTGGTAGCTATCCACTCGATTACAACTTTAAAAATATCGATCCAAAGTATTTAATAGGAATGAGCGTGCCTCCTGTAATGACTGCACAGATAGCGCATCAGATTTATTTACAGTGGTTTACAGAATAATCAGTACAAAAGTATCTACAGTGACACTTGATAAACTGTCACACTTTGCCAACTATCTGAAAATTATCATGATATATTTAAAATATAAGGTGCGAAACCGAGTGCATCCATTAATTAGAGCCTCCATAAGCTACTGGGCAGATCAGTAACCGACTTGAAATAGTAGTCGGCTGGTGAGACTAGTTAATGAGTCGTTTTAAGCTTGCTGGTGTAAGTCCAGTAACCGATTTGAAATAGTAGTCGGCTGACGCACGCACTTGGTCTAGTGCTTATTACTTTAAATAGATTCTTAGTTATTCTAGTGGCAGTTTATCAAGTGTCACACTTCGCCAACACTTATCAAGAGGATCGATCTATATTAGAAATGTAAGCAAAACACGCATCGCAGATCATGAATAACCTACAATCTAAACTGGCTCGACTAAACGCTCAACTAGCAATCAGTAGAGGACGGCAAAACCAGCGTAAACTAATTGAAAAAATCTTAGCGGTAGAAGCCGCAATTGAACAGCTTCAAAAAAATAATATCGTGGCTTTTAAAAGATTGCCTAAAACTCGCACTCTTATTTTAGAAACTCCTCGCCGCGCTTGGAGAGCATGGGTAGCGAAAATCTCACCCGAAAAAGATATTAAGCACGGTGGATTCACTAAGAAGTTTATCGAGCCTGTAAGTCGAAAATTTGAAGGTAAAAAAGGCGAAACATCTGCAACTTTTGAGATTCCTATTGATTTAAATGCTAATGCTATTTATCAAGATAGCGATGGCGATTATTGGGTATTTGAAAATGTCAAAGGGGAAATCCAGAGCATCTCCTATCAAGAAGTATGCTACCGCTTTTCTCAGCGTGCCAGTGCCTAAAGCGGCACGCTTCGCCAACACCTATCAAGAATTAAGTGATTTACTTAAGGTAGCTGCACAAAGAACTCCTATTAGGAATTGAAACTATGAACTATAGTCGTAGTTGCGTGCGCTTTATCTAATCCCTATTAGGGATACCCCGAAGCTTAAGTAGGGGGAAAATCATCAAGAAGGCAATGGCTAATTCCAAAAAGGTAATGACTGCTCAAGAATTTGCTAACTACATCAACTCCCGGGCTACTACTTCTGAAATTTTAACTGCCGCAGAAGTAGCCCATTACAGAAGATCATATTATCGTCCAGGTTCCCTGCTAACTAAGGCTTTTGCTGAAGAAATTATTCAGCGATGGAATAGTATAGATGTGGAGGAAGACGGCGATCCTTATGGAATTTTGGGATGCAACACTAGATAGGTTGAATTGGTTGTCAGTTATCAGTTGTCTTGATTATTCGCTTAATCCCTATTAGGGATGCCCTGAAGCTTAAGTAGGGGAAAATTTGAAAAAATGAAAGCTTTATTGCTCGATCTTGATGGCACGATCCGCCAATCTACCAACGGAAAATTCATCGAAGATCCAAACGATCAGGAACCAATCGAAGGGGCGATAAAAGCTATGGAAATTTACCATCAAGAGGGATGGACGATGATAGGAATCACTAATCAGGGCGGAGTAGCTGCTGGACATAAATCCTTAAAAAGTGCAATTGAAGAACAGCTAAAAACTTTAGAAATATTTCCCCGGCTTTCTTGCATTTATTTTTGCCCTGATTTTAAAGGACGGGAATGTTTTCGCGTGAGAAAATGTTCCTGCGTGCAAATTGATGAACTGTACCCCGATCTTATTGAGCAATTCAGAAAGCCTAATCCTGGGATGATTTTTGCTGCTTTAAGAGCCTTCGCCAAAGAACCTATCGATATTTTAATGGTAGGAGATCGAGAAGAAGATAAACTAGCGGCAAAAAATGCGGGAATTAACTTTTTAGACGCTCATATTTGGAGTGTATATTCCCTTGATTTAATCAAAGAATACCAGATGATTGATGTTTTCAAAAATTAAGACTAGAAAAACAAAAGTGATAACTTCTAGACAAGCCTACATCTATCTGGTGTGGGCAAAAAACAATAATCTTGACCCAGTGCCTGTTACTTCCCGTCATCGGAACTATCGCTTTAAAGTGGCATCAACTACAGCAGAATTAGGAATAGGTAAAGAACGAGTCAGACAAGTTTTAGCTAAAGTCCTTGAACTGCTATCAAAAGGAACCCAAATTGAGGAGGCAACCCAAATAATACTACAAGAGTACAAAAAATTTAATTAATCAAAACCCGTCAATTAATTGACGGGTTTTTAGTTAATACACTGCTAACAATCTGTTAACAGTGTATTAACAGTAGAAAGTATTGATATATATACGTTTTATTAGTTTGTTGCTACTGTGTCCAGATTCCCCAATATAGAATTTTCTATATTGGGGAATAATTGATTATTTAATGTAGTACAATATTAATATGCCCTCGTTGACGCGAGGGACTAACTAAGTCAACCTACTGTAGAGGCTAACATGGCTGATCTAATTTTACAACGTTTTGATCACGACGGCATCGAGCTAATTATCGACACTCAGACCGGTGAAAGCTTTGCCTCAATCAAAGGATATGCTCGTATGTCTGGGAAAAGCTCCAACGCTATCACCATGCGATTAAACCGGCTATCTAAAGAAAATAGCAAGGGGGTAACTTCTGAATCTCCAAATCACCCTCAAATTCAAACAGGGAGCGGGTTACAAGGGGGTAACACAATGGGGTTAGGATTAGGATTGCTAAAACAGGCTCAAATTCAAACAGAGGGCGGGTTGCAAGGGGTTTATCTAATCCCAGAAGACCTAATCTGTAAGTGGTTGCCAAAGGATAATCCTGAGTTAGCCTCTCAAGTGCTTAAGCTAGGAGTCCGATTATTCCTTCACACATTAGCTGGTTTTCGCGTCAAGAGCGAGGCAATTACAGAGGTAAGGCAACTTGAGAGCCAAATCGTCAAACTAAGCGAAGAGAAGCAAATACTAGAGGAGTTGATCAAAACTCAAAAGACTATGATCGCTGACTTTAGCAGTAAAAACTCGATGCTTGACTATAAGCGGCTAGTGATCGAAGAATTACACGCCGAAAAAGAGCGCGATATAGCTAAATTTAACCTCCTCGAAACCGAACGAGAAAAAGCACGGGGATGGCGAGGCGGTCGAATGCTTATGAGAAACGACAAAAAACGGTAAAAATACCTAAACCCATTTGACACTCCCGTCGCTAAAAGCGAGGGTCTTTACCCCGACATTCAAGATAAACCCCCTATGGACTCATAGGGGGTTTATAGTTTGTTGGTTTGTAAATAGATTGTAGATAAGGTGATCAACAATAAAAAGCATTGATATATATAGGTTCTAGACTTTGTTTATATTGTTACTCTATTTCCCTGTGTCAAGATTTTTTATCCTTTTCTTATTGTCCAGTTCGTTTATCTCTCCCTATTTTTTCTCTCTCTGTATAGAGTGTCGACAAGATAAACAAACCTTGAAACCTATACCCTATAAGGATTTCGATTGTAAATAACCTTATTAACAATCGAATCACAATCCAACAGCCTTGCTGTTGACCTTGTTTGCTTTTTTTTACTCTACAGTTTTTTATTGTCCAGTCTGGTTTATTCTTTTATCTTTTTCTCCTCCCATAAGACATCGACATTATCAACAAAGTCTAGAACCTTTACAGGGTAACGGTTTCGGTTGTCGATCACCCTATCTACAATGTATCTACAATGATAACAAGTAGATATACTTAGTACAAACGCTCAGAAAAGATTGACCCATATACTTGACTTTATTGGGAGAATGATCTAATATAAAAGAGTAAACAAAACACAGAACAACGACATGAACACTTTGCAAACTAGATTAGCTCGATTGAAATCTCAACTTAAGATTACAAAAGGCAATCGTGCCAAAGCTAAAATTGTCATAGAAATTCTAAAAGTAGAATCAGCTATTGAGCAGTTAAAGCCCAAAAAACAAATTACCCTAACATGGGAACAACAAAGATCGTTGAACGCACTGACGGGAGGACAATTTATTTTTAGTAAATTAACAGAAGAATCTAAAAAACAGCTATTAAAGATAGTTGAAGAATTAGAAGACTTAGAACGTGAAGAATATCGAGATAAGTGTACTGGGAAAGGGCTTTGGAAAAGGCCTAGCGAGGCTTCTATAAAAAGATCAGAGAAAAGATCAAATAAATACAGACTTTTAAGAGAAAGAGTTAGTAAATTAGAATTAATTCAAGAGGAACCATCAGAAGTCAAAGAAAAAGAAATAAAGGTAAAAGATATAATTGTTAAAATCCCTGTTAGTGTTTCTACCCTTAAAAAACACTGCTGCAACGTACCATCTTCTAAACTGACAGACAAAGAAATTATTGACGGATGGAAGTATTCTTTGGCTGCCCAATCAATGCAAAGAGACCTTAGAACACAAAAAGATATTCAATGGGGAGATCGCCATCTCCTTCTACAGGTAGTTTATTGGGTTGATCAATACCAGCAAGAAATGGATAAAAGGGGATTAACAGAAAAATACTGTCTATGGATCGAGAAAAAACAAGCATTTAAAGACGAATTTTATCGGAAACCAGAAAAGACAATTAATAAATCTAAGGATACTCAAATCAATATAACCGAAACTCAAGCAATTGAACTCAGAACCAAACAATTAGAATTAAATCTTTTCGGTGAGATGCCATGCGTAAATAAGTTTCAAGAAGTAATCGATAACACAAAATTTACCAAACAGACCATATCTATTCTAAACAGAGAAGGTGAAACTAGAAAAGTAAAAGGAGAAGCTTTGGGCGATTATCTGATTTCTGCGGGAGGAAATGACGCTTACTGCATTTATCACATCCCAACAGGATTAGAAATAATGTCTAGTGTAGGATTTAAAACTAGAAACCCAGTTAAGTATGAAAATCTAAGCGAAAAAGAAGCGGCTAGGTTAGCTGTCAAAAAGTTAGTCGCCGCTAACATTGACATTCCAGGTTCTTACTTAGAATGGAATAAGTATAGCGCAATTGAAAAAGCAAAAATAGGGCAAAACATCATAGATGCTTTTGATGACAAGGCTAAAGCTTCATGAGTACACTTATCGCTTAGTCAGCAATAAAAAACACTTAGCTTAGTTAAGCGTTTTTTATTGGTACAAATGCTCAGAAAAGATTCTCCCAATTTATTGACATTACTGGGAGAACGATCTATGATAGAAATGTAAACAAAACACGGAGAAGTAACAATCATGAACACAGAACAAACTGGATTTAAAAAGTTTAAAGCCAACAGACTTCGTATTTACGAAGATGGTTACATCGGTCCCCACGGATGGTACTGGGAAAGTCACGCAATTGCTAGTTTTATAGCAAAAGCTATTCAGACAAAACACGGCCATAATATGACTGACGTTCTAAATTACACCACTATCTATGTCTCGGAGCTAGTTAAGGTTCCTGCGGGAGGTTTAGCTCGCGGATGTCACGACACACTCTACAGCGTGACGGCTTTAGTTGATTTGTCCCTAGAGTTGCCGACGGAAAAAGAGATATACGCCGCTTACAAACACAATAACGCCCATTTCATCGGCGTAGAGGCTATAAAAGGCGGTTATCACTTTTATAGCATTTGGTAAT